CAAAACTCCCTGGCGACGGTGCCCCGACCGGGCGGCCCGCATCGTTCTGGTTCTTGGATTGCGCGCCATGTGACGGACCAGCACGTAATCCTGCACGCGAGGGGCAACAGCCTTCGCCTGCTTCCCACCCGCTTCGGTGGGACTCTCAGCAGATGTGCCTTTTCCATTTGGCATCTGGGGTCTCCTATCAGTGATGCCCCTGGGCCCGATGCCGAGCCCAGGGGCTGCCACAACCGGAACTACCGGGGGTTACGGCTAGTACTGTTGAACGTCAGGGTAATGCAAACCGGCGTCAACTCTGTTGTTTTCCGCACCCAGATCCTCTTCCTCGGACGGAAGCTTGGCCTCGTACCCCGTGTCCTCGTCACCCGGCTTCACCGACCCGCGGTAGAGCTCGAGCTTGCGACAGGACGCGATGTTGACGATGCCCATCCCGATGTCCTCCCAGCTCTGCCACGTGATCACGTTCGCGATCTTGTCGATGTAGAACTTGGTGTTGTTCAGGATGTAGAACTTCCCGAAGAACTGAGGCGCCGTGAAGATGTAGACGTTCCCCGTTCGGAGAATGTCGGTCTTGATGGTCCGCACAACCTTCCTGCCCAGCAGGGTGTTGTACTTGTAGCCATCGACCACGGTCTCCGACTGGATCTTGTCGCCGAAGTCTTCCACGGTCCACTGAAGGACGTCATCGTGGTCACCCTCGGTCAACAGCATCCGCTCCGACCGCAACCGGTTGTTGTCGAGCAGCTTGAACAGCTCGACGAAGTCCGGACGCTGAATCGGTCGGACGTTAAAGTCCACACCGTCAGCGGCCAGGGCCAACTCACCCTTGACCACGGACACCACCTGCGCGGTGGCCGAGCCAGCACGGATGTTGGTGGCGTTGTAATTGGTACCGGTCCCGTTGATCTCGGCCTGGAGGCCCTGCACACCGGACTCGATGTGCCGAGTGAACTCCCGGTCCTCGATCTCTTGGATGTCCTTGACCGAGTTGTCCTCGATCACCTTGGTGATCGGCATCTCGTAGGCCAAGAGCTCCTGCTCGGTCTTCTCGAACTTCTCCGAGGAGATCGTGAAGAAGGGAATCTCGGCCTTCGGTGCACGAATGAACCGAGCCCTGGGCTGGTCGCGGAACGTGATCGCCATGGCCCGGCTTTGGGGCTCGACGTCCACGATCTTGACCAAGGTGTCGTGGTTGACCGACCGCTGGCAGTCGGACTTGGTGACCTGTTCTGGCGGGATGATGTGGCGCGAGTACGCCACCTCACGCAGCCGGTCACGAATCCACGAACCGCCCAACTCGGCGATCTTTGCTTTTCCTTCCGCACTGTCCAACCGCTGGTTGAACATCTCGAGCGTTGCTTGAACCATGCTCATTGGATACCTCCTGGGTTTACCCTTTCAGCTACCTGCTTCACCAACTGGCCTGACTAGCGTCAGCCGGTACGGATGAACCGCAGGAACCCGTTGTTGTTGGCCGGCAACCGTGTGGCGTAGCCAACGATGTAACCCGCCGTGTACTGAACCAGGCCGCGCTTATCGATTGTCGCAATGGGCGTCGTCGACACCTCCAGGGCCTCACCCAAAGTGATGCCCGTGGCGGTCATGATCAGCGTGTCCGCTTCGTAGTCGCCCATGTAGAGAAACGGGCCTTTCTGAATGGCCTGCACCTCGTAGCGACCACGCTCGGCGAAGTACGCAAACGACGGCACTGCTGCTGGCGTGCCGGTACCGCGAGCCATCTTGTACGCCGCATCGAGTTCCAAGAACTCGCCGTCCAACAGTGGGTTGGCGTTGTTGGGGTTGAGGAGTGCTGGGGCAGCGAGCGTGAACGGACGACGATGGATCGTCTGAAACTCGCTGACGAGCTTGAAGTTTTGAATCGCCATTTCTTACCTCCGCGAAAAAGATTTCTTCGTTTCGCGTTAACGCCTCGAGCTACGACGGATCCTCACCCGTCATGATAAAGTGCTCGAAAGCATGAACGCCGCCGCCCGGCTGAAGTTCATCGGGGTTGCCAATGATGCGTCCCTGCGGAGCAGCAAGCTTCACGGCTTCCTCGGTGACATCGAGGTTCTGGGCTTGGCTCAGTGCCGCAAGCTTCTGCTCGAAGTCGAGGTCACTGTTGAGACCCTTGTCCTCCATTTCCCGGGCAATCTTCTCCACTCTCTGGCCCCTCTCGTAGCTCGCGACCTTCTCGCGAAGGACGTTGCGCTCCTGGGTCAGATTGCGGATCGCAGCCCCCGCCTGCTTGAGGAGGGAAGCCGCATCATTTGAGCTGATTTTTTGCATGGCTTTGTCCTTTCCTCGACTGGCTCAGTACATCGGACTGGGCATCGGGCCAGCCATCCCAGCTGACGGGTCGCCAAACCCTGCCTGCTGAGTCTTCTCTGGCTCTTCCGCCCCGGCTTCCGGTGCTTCTGGGACTGCTTCTGGAGCTGCCTCAGCACCCACGGCCTCACTGAGGAGAGCTTCCGCCTCCTCGAGCTCTTCCGGCGTCACGCCAGCCTCCACTGCTGCCACCGCTTCCGGCGACACCTCACCTTCGGCTGCTCCCGGCATCGCTTCTGGAGCGGCTCCGGCCATCGCCTCCGGTGGGACCCCTCCACCCTCCTCAGCCGCTGCAGCCTCCTCGGCTGCCGCTGCCGTCTCGGGATCGAGGGCCAGCTTGGCTAGCGCGGCGAGCTTCCGAGCCCCTTGCGGGGACGCCGCGAACTTCTTCAGCAACTTCCTGGCCGCAGAAATCTTCACACCCGCTGAGGAGGTGTTATCCAGCGACTCTTGAAGAGTTTTGTCCGTAGCCGACGTCTGCATCGGCTCCGTCAACAGCTCGGAGAGAGCTCCCTTGTTCTGGGCTTTGGCGCTGCCCTTGGTCGCGTTCATTGCAGCCTCGTTGCTGCTCAGAAGCTCCCGGCCACCGCCTTCACCCGAGTTGGGGGCAGTCTCCCGAGGGGTGTTGCTGCCTGCTTCGGACCCCTGCATGAGCGGACTTGGCACGCCCGGCTCCTGCTGCAAGACCGGCTTGGTCGGTCCAGCAACCGAGGCTGGGTTGATGGCGTCCTCGGCAAGCTTGCCAAGACCCATCATGGCCAGGGCCGCATCCTGCGGGATACCTGCCTGCGCCGCCTTGATGAGCATAGCGCGCACCTTTTTGGCCGCAGCCATCTTGGTGTGCAGCTCGCTCTCGGCATTCCCGGTGACCTTGTTCAGGGTGCGCAGAGCACGCGCCGCTGCCGTCTTGTCACCGGTCGAGACATCACCGCCGGACTGCAGGAGGAGGTCCTCCGGCTGTTCCGGCATCATCATGCCAACGTTGGTCTCGAACGCGTTGGACGCGTCCTGAGGGTTCGCCTTCTCGCTGGCCGGTGCCTTCGGCGGCTGATTGCCCGCCGTGGCTTGGCCACTCTCACCGGCATCCAACGACGTCCCCGGCGTGGTCGCCGGCTCTGATGGGATGGCGTTGTTGCCAGAACTCTCCGCTGCGGTGCCAGCCCCAGTCGGGGCCACCGTCATCGGGGAGATCGAGTCGGGGTTGGCTTGGGTCGTCTGGTGCTTGACGTCCCCACCCTCAAAAGCGGTCTTCATCAACGCTTGGTTGATGGCCACCGCCTCCGCCAGCTTCTCCTGTGGAGTGCGCTGGTGGTCGATCTGGTGCAGGTTGGACGCGAGATGGTCACAGGCCGAAGCCAGCTTCCCCAGATACTCATCGCTGAGTCCGGTTCCTCCCACAGGCTTGGCAGAGGGCTGCGGTTGTGAGGCCGCCGCTGTCTTCTCGACGCCTTGAGACACTGCTCTGTCAGCAGCCAGCTTCTCTTTGGCGTCACCAAGCACCTGGTGGACCATCTCGAAAACCGACGTATTCATGCTCATGGACGGTCTCCTTAGGTTTTAACAGGCGGCGGTGGTACCGCTTTAGCTCCGGCACCCGCATCGATAGCCGCCGTTGGCGCATTTGAATGAACCATGGAATAGTTCGTAGGTTTGGCCGGCTTCGGCACACCACCAAGCACCCCTGATGGTTTGCCGGCACCGATACCCGTTGTTTTGGTGCTGGTGAGAGGCTTGCCAATTACGTTCGAGCCCAGCCCGCCGACAACTGACTTTGAGGGGTCAGCCACATTACCAGCTGCGATTTTACAGAGCTCGTCCGTAAAGGCAGCCATCGTCACCAGATCCATAACAACCGAACCTACTCTTGCAGTGAGGCCTCAATCGCGTCTACGTCGACGCCCTGCTCAAGCAGCATCTCGTAGGCGCGTGCGTCCACCGCCGCAGCGAGTTTCTCGTTCTCATCGTTCTCGACGAGACCAACCGACTCGGCCCACTCCATGGCCCGCTTCTCAGCCAGCATGTCGATGGCGGATGCAGCTTTCTTTTTGCCCACTTTGCCCGCCGCGAACCCGCCGCCAGCAGCGGCTGCTAGGCCAGCGCCAGTGAGGTACTTGCCCTTGTGCTCCTTGAGGTGCGCCAATCCTCCCTTGCCGAGGTTCCTCGCTTTGGCCTTGCCCTTGAAGAGTGCCTCGTAGATTTTCCCCTCACGCTCGCCCATGACCCTGCCACCACCGTAGCCTTTGCCGGCTTGGGCCGATCCGGAATAGGTCCCTTTTCCTTTTGGTGCCCCCTTGATCCGGGTCCAGTTCTTGACCCTTTTGGCAGCCTTGCCAGTGGCCTTGCTGACAGCCGATCCGAGCATGCCAAAGCCGGTGGGGTAAGCCGCGTTCTTCTCGATCTCGCCGAGCTCGTTGACATAGCTGTGGGCCATGACCCGACCGAGGAAGTCCGCCTGGGCGACCTTCTCCTCCATCGGCTCTTTGTCCTCGTCCTTCCCCTCTTCTTCTTCTTCCTCCTCTTCCTCGCCGGCCTCCACCATAGCGGCTTTCACCAGGTGGCTGTCTTCGCCGAGAATCTGATAGGCCAGCTTGAGGATGGTGTCGCCGGGCAGGTCGTCGATGTTGACCCCCTCGGCTTGGAGGGCTTCGTCCAGAAGCTGAGCCTCGGCCAACTTCTCAACGTCGTCGTTGCCCTCAGCGCCGATCGCCTCTCGAGTGCCGTACATTTCTGCGAGAAACTCGTTCATGATCTGTTCTCCTTGATGGGTTGATGAGTTTCCTTACCAGGCCATCTCGGCAAATCATCAAGGATGAGTTTTCCTCTCATGCCACGCCTGTTCATATTGCTGGTCCAGTGTCTTTTATGAGCGAGCGGATGACTTTGCTGCCCTTGTCGCCCTTACCTTCCCAAACGCGCTTGCCTGCAGCGAACACCTCGTCCACCGCCTGCTGAGCGTGAGGGTTGCGCAGCAACGCACCCATGCCCGTCACCGTACCCATGGCCGTAAGCCATGGATGGTCCGCAATCAAATCTCCAATAGCCCCAAGCTCCTTACCCGACGCACGCTCACCTCTCTTGTGGGCCGAGTACATCAGGGCCAACGGCACCGACCCAAG